ATGGGAGATTTTTGTAGTATGGATTCTTTATCCTCTTATGATAGAGGTAAAAAATCTTTTGAAGGTAGAAGATATCAACAAGATATGGATCATTCGCATGAAGCATTATCTTTATTTAATAAAGGTTTAGGCAAGCATAGGCCCAAAAAGATTATGATTCATGGTAATCATGAGGATAGGATTGATAGATTTGTAGATGAGAATCCAGAACTTGATGGTACTTTAAAGATTAGTGATCTTAAATTTAAACAATATGGTTGGGAAGAAGTTAAATATAAAGCTATAAAAGTTGTAGATGGTGTACATTATTCCCATCATTTACCATCTGGTATTATGGGTTCTGCAATATCTGGTGAGAATATTGCTAGAAGTATATTGACAAAGCATAAAGTTTCTGCTACTGTAGGTCATAGTCATTTATTAGATTATGCAGTATCTACATTACCTAGTGGTAAAAAGTTACATGCTTTATCTGCAGGATGTTATTTAAATCACACTGAACACTTTGCTAGAGATACTCAACATATGTGGTGGAGTGGTTTAATTGTTAAAAGAGAAGTAAAAGATGGTAATTATAATATGGAGTTAATTGATATCAAAACTGTTAGGAGGGAATATGGTAAAAGATAAGCGTACATATACAAACAAGATAGATCATGGTCATGATATGTCATATGAGAATGAAACTACATATGACAATGTAAATGCACCATCACACTATCTTCATGGTAAAAAAGAAACAATAGATGTTATTAATGATTGTATGACTAGTGATGAGTTTCACGGGTACTTAAAAGGTAATATCTTAAAATACGTTTCGAGATATAAATTTAAGGGAGAACCATTAGAAGATTTACATAAAGCACAATGGTATCTTAATAGATTAGTTAAGGAGGTCAACAATGGGTCAAGTTAAACAGTCAATTTTAGAAGTAGAAGATTTTGTAGCAGGTTGTCTACGTCAAGGCAGAACATTAAATCAAACTATTAGAGATGCTAGAGATTCAAAAGCTGCTAAATCTAACCCTTACTTTGATAGCGAGGATTTAATAGAAAATAAATACTATCAATTTAAAGGAGCAGAATAATGAAAGATAAATTTGTAGATGCTTTAAAAGCTAAATATGAAGCAGAAATAAAAGTAGCAAAAGCTACTATAGAAGTTTACTTTGATAAGCCTGTTGGTGTAGGAGAACACTCACAGTTTGTTGAAGAAATAGATAAACAATTAGAAATAGTAACATGTGCAAGGGATAAAATAAAAACTATTGATGATCTTTATCCTAATGAAGATGATATACCATTTTAATAGGAGGTAAAAATGGAACCAAAACCAAAGCAATATCTAGTTGATGCAAAACAACTTCAAGATATTATGAAATATCTCATGACAAGGCCATATGGTGAGGTGTTTCCTATAATGAGTGAGATGGCTAAACTAAAACCTTTTAATCCAGAGGGAGATAAAGATGTCGGAAAAAAATGAATTAAATAAATTCACTGGCATATTATTTGAATTAAAAATAGGATTAAATAAAGACAATGCAATTGTAATTGATTATGGTGGTAAACCTGTTGGTAAAGTTAGAGAGGCTTTAAAATCTTATCCATACCATGGTAACTTATGTGCTGCCATAATTAATCATGCTAACTCTACAGGTAAAAAACTTGAAACTGATATTAAACAAATTATACAAAAAATTTAAATATTTGGTTGATTTAAAAGTCAGCCAAAAAAAAAGACACTTAGAGTAAAACTCTAAATGTCTTTGTTGTTGCCTGCGATGGGGGGGGTCTTATGGCTCCCCCTTTTTATTTTATATTAACAGTTCCAAGCTCTAAGTGCTTTATTTATTCTACTATTAGGATCTCTTGCAGTTTTTGCTGATGTAAGTTTTTTCTTCATACCTTTCATCCTCGCACAAAAACTAGCACGCCTTTTATTACCCACTTTTTTACTAGGTCTTTTTAAATTAGCACCAGTAGTTCTTTTAAAATACTTACGACCTGCTTCATTTAATCCACCTGATGGGTTCTGATATTTTTTTGCTACCATTATTTTTTCTTAACTGTCATAGCAGCTCTCTTAAAATTAGCAGCAGTAGGTGCACCTTTAGCACCTTTCTTTCTCATTTTACCACCACGTTTTCTTTTAGCATGTATGTTAGCGTATAATCCTTTTCTCATTATACCTTCTTAGCTAGTTTTTTATTCATTTTTATTTGAACTTTTTCTGGTAATTTAGAAAAGCCCTTGAATCTTTTTTTCATAGCTGATGTTTTCATACCATTTTTTTTCATTTTATTTTTCATCATTCCTGGCATTAACTATACCTCCTATATTTAGCTGTTTTTTTTGCAATACCTTTTGGTTGTTTACTATGTTGTTTGCCTTTTTTAGTGTCTCTTCTTTTTGCTCTGGTCGTTGCCGCATACTCCGCAGCACTTAAATTCTTTATTGCTGCAGAAGGCAAGTATCTTTCTCCAGTAGTGCTCGATTTTTTTCCAGATTTTGTACGCCATTTTTGTTTTGACCATGCTTTAAGACTCCTTTGACTTTTTGCAAGTGCCATTACGTTTTTCTCCCTTTTCTTATAGCTTCTTTACCTTTTTTAAATATAGATGCCACCTGCGATTTACCCATGACTTTAGCCCTTTGTTCACCAACAGTTAGAATTTGAATTTTTCTAGCAAATGGTTTAGAAATCTTTTTAACTTTTGACACGGTTTTTCTCGCATCTGCTGGCGTTGCGAATTTAATTGGTACAGTGTCACGAGGGTTTTCATCAGTATAAAGCCTTCTACCATGTTTTTTTCCTGGGTGTTTTCCTGTTCCTTTACTAGGCTCTTTTCTTTTTCTTGCCATTACCTTTTAAAGCACTTGATAATAATTTATGTTGGCCAGTGTGTGCTTTAACAGCACCTTTTAAACCTTTAATAACTTTTTTTATTTTTGCTTTTGATTTTTTATTTTTCATGTTTATATTTATTTCTCCAATAGTTTTGTCTTTGTATTAGTCTTATTTGATGTTCTAGGTTAGATATACCTAAAATTTTTTTAATAAAGTTTAGCATTACTTGTATCCCCCACCAGCTGCTTTGTATTTTTTCGCTAGCATCTGGGCTTTTCTCGCTGACCATTGTCCAGGTTTTCCACCCTTTGAGCCAGCCATTATAGCATTAAACATTCTTTTTCTCATACCAGGTTTGGTATAATTGCCAGCTTTATTTACTGTGCTTTTTTTCTTCGCCATCTTTTATCTCCTTGTATTCATAGTCATAACTGCCTTCTTCATTTTCATCAGTTATCCATTTTGAGGTATCTTCTACAGACCATATTTTAGTATTAACTAGTCTATGTATAAGAGGTTTACTTGGATCAGCTGCCATAGACGGATCAAATATCCTTAGTCTATTATTAGGTTGAATTGCATAGTTACCATCATCTAATTCTATTACATGTCCACATTTGTGTTGGTCTGGTTTTTCTGCATAACCAAAATCTAATTCATTATAATCTCCAGCACACCAATCAATTGTAAATAAATATGTGCCTTCTCTTTGTTTTCTTCTACGAGAAGTATACATCATTTTACATCCTTGTAATTGGTAAAATCTAGTGACACTTACATTGTAACTAAATGAATCCCACAACATTAATTCATTTAATGGTAATTCTTTTACACCAGGTTTTTTACAAAATGCTGATATAGGTGCTCTCCACCAGATACCCCCATCTGTCATCATGT